AAGGGATATGATTCCATTATCTATACTATATTCTATAGTGTTTCCTTCTAAGGTCAAAGTTCCTTCTGTGCTTGGTGTTTCACCAAATAAATTTTCTACAAGCTGTCTTGATAGCTGAGCATAGATACGTGATTCAAGATTCCTTATAAATCTAGCTAATGTAGTATTTTCTTTATCTCTTTCAATCTGTTCTTGTATAGCTTTTATTTCTTCTTTAATACTCATCTTACGATTAAACTCTTGGTTTTCTATAGTTAAATAATGTGAGCTAGTATTTATACCATTAAAAGATGGATTTTTAAATTTATGTGTAATAGTGTCAGCTTTTACATTAATTGCTACAATACCTACAAACAGAAAGAAACCTATAAAAACTATAGCTAATGTAAGTCTGTATTTTTCTAATTCTACTTTATCAATCTTTTCTTTGGTCATCTCTATCCGCCTTAGCTAATCTATCAGATTGCATTAATTGTGGTACACCTAGTATAGTCTTTAATAATGTATCTTGTCTAATAATCTCATTATCTACAGACCTAACTCTATCTATAAGTGCTACTAATATACCATGTTGTGAGTCTAATTTTTGTCCTAATCTTTCCTCGATAGCTGCTATTTGTCCTTCTACTTTTTCATCAACAGTATCTAATTTAGTTTCCATGCCGTCAACAATACGCATTATTAATTTATAAATAAACCAACCGAGACCTAGTGCTGCTGCAATAGGAAAACCAACTTGTTGTATTAAAGTAACTACTTGTTCCATTAATAATCACCCCAAACTTTAGTTTTTTTACCTCCGTCATAAGCAACAGCATGACCTTCTTTTATAAGAACATCACAAATATCTCTACCGTCTTCTGTATAAGGTATACCAAGTATTCTGCCATACTTACCCTTACCTAATGATTTAACTTGTATTTTACCAATACATAGTTGTTTAAGTCTTTCTTTTGCGGCAAGACCTAGCTTCTTTTCAGCTAAATCTCTTGTTCTAGATTCTGGTGTATCTATGCCTGCAAGTCTAACACGTTGTTTATGTAGCTTTACATCAAAACCTAAATCTAAAGTGCAATCAAATGTATCGCCGTCTACTATGCGTTCTAATGTTGCGTTATATACAAATGAATCTGGTGCTTTAGCCATTTAACACTTCCATCTTCTTCTAGCTTGTCTTAATCTTGAATTAGGGTTTTTAGCTGCTTTTGGAAACTTTTTCATTTGTCCTGCAGAACGTGCACAAAATGATTTACGTCTTTTTGCTGCTTTACTGCCTTTTTTAACTTTACCTGTTACAGCAGTTTTTAATTTAGAACCAGGATTTAATCTTCTATAGGCTTTTACACCTGCTTTAGTCATTCCAGCACCTTTTTTAGTAGGTCTAAAATTCTTTTTATTTCTGGCTGGCATCTTAGCTTTTTTTCTTGGCACGTGTACTCCTTTTCTTTTTGACGAAAGTTCTTACATTTGTTGGTTTACCACCAGGATTGCCTGCTGCTCTTTTTCTTCTGACAGCACTCGCTCTTTGTGATGCGGTCATTCTTTTAGCTTGACTTCTTGGTACGCATTTAGGGTATTTACGTTTGCTTTTACCTTTAGCAGATTTTCTACCACATTTTTGGAACTTACCTTTTTTCTTAGGTGCACCTATATCTACCCAGTCACCTTTAGGTCCTTTACCAAACCATGCTGTTAATCCACCACTAGGTTTTGCCACGTTTCTTCCTCGCTTTTCTTATAGCTTCTTTACCTTTTTTAAATATACTTACTACTTGCGTTTTACCCATCACTTTCGCTCTTTGTTCGCCGACAGTAAGAATTTGTATTTTTCTTGCAAAAGGTTTATTAACTCTTTTGACTTTCGCGACTGTTGCTCTAGCGTCTGAAGGAGTAGCGAATTTAATACGTACTGTGTCTTTCGGGTTTTCATCTGTATATAATCTTCTTCCACTACCTTTAGGTTTTTTACCAGTTCCCTTTTTAGGGTCTTTTTTACGTCTACTTTTTGCCACGTTTTTTAGTTCCTCTTCTAGCTTTTTTCATTTGGGCTGCAGTGGGTGCACCTTTTGCACCTTTCTTACGCATTTTTTCTCCAGAACCAGCTTTGATTCTTTTACGTTTTGCGTGTATATTCGCCCATAAACCTCTACGTGCCATTTTACTTCTTAGTCCTATATCCTCCACCACGTTTTTTATATTCACGTACCAACCACCCATTTGCATAAGCACTTGGATAGACTTTAAATTTACGTTTCGCTTCAGCTTTTACTCTAGCATATAAACTAGGATTTGTTGGTACTGCTTTAGACTTAGAAGACTTCTTCTTTGCAGGTTTCTTTTTTGTTCTAGCCATTACTACTCCTCATATAAATTATTAAATGTAATTGTTGGGTCAAGATAACTTTCATGTCCTTCTGCAGAATGAGTGTGCTGTGAAGGTGTAAATTTTGGTGCACCTTCTCCTGTTACCCATAACGCAGGACTGGTCGCTCTAACTCTATTATTAGGTAAAGCAACTAAATTACCTTTCCATTCACAATCTTCTGTTATATATAATACATGAGATTGTTTATGTTGTGCAGGACAATCAGCTATAGCGTTATTTGTGTAATCTACTGTAAACATATATTTACCAGTATAAAACTTTCCATCGATTTTGCAAAGCCATGGAGAAGAACTTACTCTATCCATAACTATGACCGAATGGTCTCTAGATTCACAATCCCAAGGCTGACATAAATGGTCTTCCATAGGTATAGCCCATTCATCTACTGGAATATCAGCTATTAGTCCTTGTATTGGCATACGTGCCCACATTGCACCGCCGTGTATATTACCTTCGTCCCAATCATCGTACTCCCTTTCGCAACCTGTAAAAACAACTTGGAAACTTAATGACCTGTCTGGAATGGTGTTTACAGCAAAAGCAATGGCATGTAGAAACTCTCCATGGTATTGCTGATGATTAGCTGTAAATTCTCTACGCACCCAACATTTAAAGTGCGGGATATTACTTATGAGATGAGGCACTTACTTCTTCTTTTTTCTCATAGTTTTTCTTTTCATGCCACCTTTCTTTTTATATTTAGAACTTTTGAGTTTTCCACCTCTTTTCATTCCTTTAGCTTTCATACTATTCTCCTTTTAATACTCTTTCTTTTAAACGAATCGCACGAGGACCAACTTGGGTCGCCCAACGACTATCCATCATTTCAACTGCAGCAGTTTCCCAATCATGTTCTTCTAATGCAGTTAAAAACTTTTTAAACTTTAATAATCTTGTGATACCTAGATTGAAACACATATTAGCAAGCACTCTTTGAATATCTTCGGGTAGATGAATCCACCACTCTAAGTTTCTATCTAATTCTGTAGTTACTATATTTATGTCTTTTTCAAAACACTCTTTTATTCTATCTTCAGATACTGGTGTATCTACCTCTTGACCATGTTCGGGGTCTGATTCTAATATCAAATGTCCTATACCAAATGTAGGATATCCAAGGTGGTCTAAATATATTTTATCTACACAACCCTCATCAAAAGTTAATTCTTCTCTTAATTTATCTACGTTCATCTTATCGGGACTATTGTTGCTCCGTTTGTTTTTACTGTTACTTTGCCCAGAGTCGTTGTCCCCTGAACTCCATTTTCTTCCCCAACGTATAAGTCTATCCATTCAGTTCCACTCCATAACTGTAATTGATTTGTGCTTAGATTAAAAATTATATCTCCTTTATTAAATTTGTTCAAATTTCTTTGTGTCTCATTTACTGACAAAGTAGAGTCTATATCTTTAGAATTTAAAGATAATTCAAGAACTCTGCTTAATCTGTTAAAAGTTTCAGGATTAACTTGTCCTTGTGCTGTTGGTAACTTAGTTTCTAAAAGTTTACTCATTATCTTTTACCGTCTGGTTTTACGTCTAATCGAGTAGCACCTAACCTAAAACTCATACCAGTTACACTTGTATCATCATCATTAGATTGCACCCTTAATACTGCTTGTCTTCCTCGTAATCTAGTATCTAGTTTTGTAGTATTAGAAAAACACGAAGATGTGCTCACTGTCGTTAGACTTTCTCCAGGAAAGTTTCTTCTCTTTAAAACAAAATCTAATTGTTGTCCTGAAGAACCTGTAGAACCACTACCAATAAATTTTACGTCGGGTATAACTCTATTAACGAATTGAAACATATCTCCTTCGCCTAAATCAAAATCACTAGATTCTATAAAAACATTTTGCATTGCAGAACCATCATCATCGTTACCAACTTCATGATTAAATATACAATTAGTATTAGTTGATATTTCATGCGTTGCAATAGGTTTATCGAAGACACCTTCGTCTAACCAAGCGTTTCTAGATAATTGTCCTATAGACCATACATTTTCATCGTAATTGTAAACTACGTATCTATCTATATTGGTAGCCCCTGATGAACAATAGAACCAACCAACTTCATCAAAAGCCTTATTTGCAAAACCAAATATCTGGAAACTTTGTGTTTCATTTATATCACTAAAAACATAATCTTGAACACTACATGGTAAACTTTGTACTTGTCCTGTATATGCATAAAAACCTTTTTTATCCATCCAAAAAATACCTTTAGGTGTATTTACTGCAGCGTTAGGACCAACTAAACCCACACCTTCATTAACTAAATTAACACCGAAAGTAAAAGGTTGTCCTACAAAACTTAATGAATATAAAGCGGTATCTGTCCAAACTAATGTTTCTTGTCTTGCTCTAATTGCACCTATGATTGCAGAACCTGCAGATAATCTTAATGACCCTGCAGTATTAGTTGGTAAAGGTTCCCATTCCGTAACATTTTCTTGGTCGCTGAAAGCTATGAGCATAGGGTCTATAGTCCCTGACCTAGACGAGCCGACGATAGGGTCAGCACCAAAACAGATAACGTGTCTATCTATATCACTAACTAAAACTTGAAGTGCTACAGTTGGTGGTAAATTAGCACCTGATAAATCTGATAATGCTACTGCTCTAGTGCTAGTTCCATCACTTGTGTCCCAGTAATAAACACCACCGTTTCTTGGATTAAATACTAAATCTTCTCCGAAGTTGTCGTGGGAGTATAGTCTTAATTGGTTTGAAAAAGTTAAAGATTGTTGGGAACCAAATGTGCCTTCACCCCAACCACCTACGCCCCAACCAGTCGAAGGAACATAAACATCTAAGCCAACATTTATTTGATAGGCACCTACAACAGATGAACCACCATTCCCACTATCAGAAGAGTTTGCTGTTACGGTAGCTCCAGAAGTATCTTTAGCCTCGATAGTATAGCTATTAGTATTAACTATAGTTGCGATTTGATATTCTTGATTTAAAACAGCAGCAGTTATGTTGCCACCTAAACTAGATGCACCACTAAATGTTACAAAATCGTTTTTAACTGCACCGTGAGATGTGTCAGTAACAGTAATCGTAGCGTCGCCATTTGTTGCTGCAAATGTTACGTCTCCTGCAGCTGTTGTAGTTCTTATCGGAGTTACATCATAATAGAGATTACCGTCTAATATGTAGTATTTTTGTGTTGCACCTATACCTACATACTTTGTGCCATCTAGTGCAGTCCATGCATGTAAAGCTCTACCACGTGATATAAAAGTAGAAGATGTTCTTTTCGCCCATCCACCTATTTTTTCTGGAAGCCCTTTTCTAAAACGCACTAAATTACTATCAAACCAACCGCCTTCATTAGCATAAGCAGTAAGTTCTTTGTTAATTCCTGGTTTGAAAATAAATTTCTGTAAAGGCACTTTAACTCCTAAATAAAACTAGCAAATACTATAGAGCCTAGTATAAACGGATAAACCCCCCATAACAACATTTCTAATCTTTTAAATTTAGCAGAACCTTCGTCTAATCTTTTTTCTATATATTCATAACGTATTGCACATTCTCTTTCATGTGCATTAAGCTCTGCTAAAGCGTCCTTTACAGTAGGCACTATTTATCCTTTGCTTTACCTATATTAAGAGCACACCAATCGATAATTTTGTAAATATGACTAAACCAATGGTCATCTTTTGGTGTAGGTGTTATAGCTGCTATGACTGAAGCTATAGATATTATTGCTGTAATCCACATAATTATGTTTAACCACATCATTTTAATTTTCCTCCTCTAGAGTATTATCGTTTAAAACTTCATCTGCTTGTTCTTTTGTTGATTTAATAAAAGCATCATTAAACACACTTAAACTAGCATTGATTTGGTCTAATTGAAATTCTGTTTGTTGTTTCTTATTATTCAAATCAAGTATTTGTCTGTGAAAATATTGTTGTTGTGGTGTTAAATCGGAAACTTTCATTTCTTTATCATCTAACACTACGACTGGTTCTTGGTTTTGTTGAGTCATTTTTTTCTCCTTATGAACTTAATGTTTTAATTACACTAGATGGACTTATCTTTTCAGATATTTCTGCATCTAATCCAGTTTTTATTTCAGTTACTTTTTCACTACCTAATGCAGATTCTACCCAACCTTGAACATCACTAGCTTTTAAATTAGACCATAAGATAAAACTAGATAAATCAGATATATCTAATGACTGAGCACCGTAAGCAGTAGCTGTCCAATTATTTCCATCACTATCTTTATTAGTATCGTCTGTTGCAGTAAGTTGCCAATGCACATTATGTACTACATTAGATTTACCACTTTTTGTTGGGTATGTATCACAAGTTTTACAGTCCCATTCGTAAGATATTGCCATATTTATTTTCCTTTATTTTGTTATCCTTCAAGAGCTTCTACTCTTGTTTTTAAATCAGCTAATGTTGTTTGTATATCTGAAATAATAGTTTTATGTGTATGACTGTCCATATTTGAATTTTCAGTATAAATAAGTTTTTCACCTACTAAATCTTCTACTTTTCTAACGACTTTAGCCATATCAACATTTATACCTTGTAATTGGTCAGGATTATCAGGATTAGGTTTTTGCGACCAATAAGTCCAAGCTAATTCTTCTGATGGTCCTTCTTCAATTAACGTCCAATTATGCGGTGTAAGTTGTGTATTGTTATGTGAAGAATCAACAGCGAATAATTCACCACCTCTATTCATTAAAACACAAGCATTAGTTAAGGCTTGTGTAACTGCACCTGAAGATGACGGACCAATTACAAAACAATTATTTGTTTGTGGGTTATTTGATTGTGGTGATTCTGATGTATTAAATTTAAATCGTGAATAAGCAGCATCTATAAAAAACTGGTCTTGTTGTGTATTCTCTGAAATTGTAACAAATTTAAATCCAATAGCTGTCTGACCTGCTGTTGCACCACCACCTTGGAAAAAACTTTTTATTTGTGCAGGTTGGTCAGTAGCAAAACCAGTTCTACCCATTCTAAAATTAATAGATTGAGAGGACGCGTCACCCCTAGTGCCAAAACCATCAAAATCAATCATGGCTGTATCTGCACCTTCAGAAATGTTACCATTAAAAACTAATTTTGCATTACCTGTATCGTTTGTCCCTATGCCAACATTACCATTTGAAGCAATACGTACTTTTTCGCTTGAATTCGTCTGAAAAATTATACCGCCAGAACCAACACCCGTACCATTATTGATAATTAAGTCGCCAACACTTCCATTAGCCTGAGCGTAAATCTGTGAAGTCATTGCGCTAGAATCACCAGGACTTAACCAAAGACCCCCACCAGAAGAACCATTTATAACAACTGTGGTAATATTAGTACCTAATGACCTATCCACTGTACTACCAATACCTACAGTTCCTGATGCATTTACACGCATTTTTTCTGCGATATTATCTGCTGATGAAGTGTAAAAAATTAACAAACCATCATCTTTATTAGTTGTATCACTACCTGTTGCAGAAGCTATCATAGCAACAGTTGTGCCATTCCACTTGCTTTGTATCTCGCCTATAGAACTTCCTGCACCAGACCTATTAGCATCAAATATAATTGCATTTGAAGTATTACCAGTGCTTTTTATTGTTATACCTTCATCACCAGCATCTGTAAAAATGTGTAGATTATTTGCTGGACTACTCGTACCAATTCCAACCTTATTATTAAATACAGCAGTACCAGCATCAGACATATCAAGAGTAAGAGCGGTGATACCAGAGCCACCATCGTTACCTTTAAATAATATATCTTTATCTTGTACTCTTGACTCCATGACAAAATCACTACTAGAGTTTTCAAATAAACCATAAGTTACACTATCATCTGCAACAAATACTTTTCCGTCATCATCTGCATTTAATGTAATGTTACCAGCCACATCTACTGTTAGGTTGCCACTGGATAAATCTATTTCTGTCCCGTCAATAGTTATGTTATCTATTGAGACACCTGCATCTGCTGTAACTGCACCTGTAACTCCTAAAGTACCGCCTATGGTAGCGTTACCGCTTGCACTTAATACGTCTATTGTAGTTGTGCCTGCTAAGTTTAAATCAGTAAACGCATCAACTATAGCTGCACCAGAACCAGCACCATCAGAGTAAACGGCTTTTACATGACCAGCAGGTATAGTTACATTAGAACCACTACCTTGTGAAATAATTATATTTTGTGAACCGCTAGTACCATTTTCTATAAACCAAAGTTTAGATACTGTGTTTGGACCAAGTGTAATCGTACAAGCACTATCAAGAGTACCTGTATATTTTAAATAAATACTTCTACCTTCGTCTGTTGAACCGTCTGCTATTGTAGTTGCATGAGTGTCTGCGTTTGTGGTGATAGCCTCAGTGCCAAAGCTAAATGCCTCTGCGATAAGCTCTAAATTAGTGTTGGTGCTTGTTCCCCAAGTTCCTGATTCATCACCAGTTGCGATTTCTTTTAATCTTAAATCATTTGTATATGCTGCCATATTGTCCTCCGACTTGTTTGATTGTACACTATATTTTTCAAAATATTAAGCAACTTCTTGCCAATTAGGTGTTTGAGTAGTAGAAACATCACTATAATTAGCTGTTTGTGAGTCGTCTACTAATCCCCAAACATTAACTTTTTGTGTTCCACCTGTAGCACTAACGCCAGTTACTGTAGTTAAAGCCTTTGCTATTATTGTTGGAGTTCCTAAACTTGTTGTTCCTGTTAGCCCAGATACTGCTAATATATTATTAGTGATTAAACTTATACTACCTAGTGCACTCGTTCCTGATAAACCAGTGACTTCTACTGTGGCTCCAGCAGTTACTGACTCGTCTCCTAAAGTACCAACCGACGCAGAACCTGAAACTCCTGTTACTGCCGCACCTGCAGTTATTGCATTACCTAAAGCTGATGTACCAGTATTACCTGTAACAGAAGTATTAGACGAAGCTGCTACAGTTTCATCTCCTAATGTGCCTGTTCCTGCAACTCCCGTAAGAGATAAATTAGCCGTACCAGTAACTGTTACACTACCAAGAGTAGACGTAGCACCAACCCCAGTTTCAACAACTAGAGCTTTAGCTATAACTGTTTCGTTACCTAGTGCAGAAGTACCAGTAACACCAGTAACTTCTACTATGGTTACTGCGGGCTGACCCCAAGGTCCATCACCCCAACCAGCACGACCCCAACCTGCCGACATTTAAACTCCTATGCTATTCTTATGATAGCGTTCGAGGCGTCTGCTGTGGGGAATTGTATTGTAAAATCTCCATTTGTTGAAGTTTTGTCTCCACCAAATGCCAATACTGCTACAGCAGGGTCGCCTGAAGCACTATCATTAAATATTAATGCACCATTCGCAGTTATTGTTGCAGAACTAAAAGTTAAATCTGCAAAATCTGTCAAGGCAGTCGTGCCTGATGTTGTGGGTGTTACATTTGTTAATGCTCCACCTTTTGCAGTGTAACCAGTTCCACTAACCTCATTACTTGTTGTATATGCAGTAGTGCTAGCGTCTAATGACGCAGAACTTGTATATAAAGCAAGATTAAATGTATTACCACTCGAATTAGTAAAATTGTGTGTAGCTGTCATCAATTCTTTTTTAAATGAAGTACACATCGCTTGTGTTATTGCCATTACAGCCTCCTTATAATATTAGCCATATCTTTATGACCTTGTTTATCTAATAAACCTGCTACTGTGGCTCTGTCGCTCATAATAGCTTGTTTTAAATATAATAAAACGACTTGTGTCATATTATCTTTAAATGCTTGTGCCTGTGCTTTTACTTCAGGTGTCGCATTATCGCTAATACTAATAAGTCTTTCCATTATTCTCTCTGTCCAGTATTCTGGACTTAAACCTTTATTTTGGGTGGTTTGTACATTTATATCACCCACAGTTGTTTTTACATCTACACTAAACATTCATCGCTCCTGGATTAATTTTTGGTTGGTCGTTTCTAGCTTCATCTCTAACATTTTTATACTCACCTAATAACTTCAATGTAGCAAGAGCTTCTTGAAATTTACTTTCATACAGGGCTATAGTTTGTGGGTCTGATTTCATAAATAATGCTCCTTCTACTAAACTACCAAATAACATAGCATTCGGTGCATTTTCGGATAACCAACTTTGCCCACTATCTCCCAAAGTCGTCAAAGAATTAGGTCTATAGTAGTAATGTAGTTCTACAGTATAATCACTATTTGGTGTAGGTGCTACTATAAATGTACTATCATCGAACTGTGCATAGTAAAGGGGTTTGCCTGTTGAGGCTTGTTGTGGTGTGTAATCTCTAATAAACGAAACTTGTTTTAATAGCAGATATGAATAATTATTACTACCGTCTATTAAAGCAAGACTAAAAGTCGATAAATAATCAGTAGGAGTTGATAAATAAGTGTTGTTTTGTGTAAGTGTTCCTTCTACATTTTTACGAAATACAGGTAATTGAACATTTTTAAGTATTCTTTCTTCAGTAGTTTGTATAAAATTATTCAAATTATTAGTAAAAGTTGTTTCATTATTATCTAAATAATCTTGTATCGCTGTTTTTAATGTGCTGTATGTAAATCCTGCCATTATGTAATACTCACTGTTACGCTGCCTAAACCTGTGACAGCTTTTGTGCCCTCTAGTTTACTACCAATAGGGTCACTTTGAAAAGTCATTCCAGCAGCAGCTTGGTTGGTTGTTTTAACTAAACCTAATTGTGTTTGTGGTAAATCAACTTCTGGTCTTGGTTGGTGTAGGGCTTCAGCATCAGCAGTAAGCGGTGGTGGGTCTAACTGTGGATGTTTTGGCTCATAACACTCACGACAAACTTTAGAATTATCCCATGTCATTCTAGCATTAGTATATCTATACCTAAATCCACAAACATCACATATAAAATATGCATATTTACCAGAAGCGTAAGACATTAGATGTATTGCCTTTTAGGAACTATTTTCAGTGGTGACCTATCTTCGTCATACTTAATAGCATTTAATAAATCTTGTTCATATTGTTGTTTAAGTATAGGTAACTTTTGTGTGTTCTTTTTTAAACATAAGTAATAAGCTAACCCAGAAGTTAAACAAGGTAAAAATCTATTAGGAACATCTATATCTTGGTCTGAAGCGTCTATATCTTCGATAGTTCTCCATACATAGTAAACCAGTTTGTCGGTTGAGTTCTCTGGTGTTGGATAAAGGTGTATTTTTGGTGTTGTTAGCCTTTCTAACCAGTATTGAGTAGGTCTAGCTTCAGTCAATTTATTAGGTATACCCACATATTCATTTCTATCCATTCTACTTAAACTATGGTCTGTTATAACATTATTAACCGTTCTTTCGATATATGCGTCTAAGATATCTATGTCAAAAGAATTAATATTATATTCATTAGTGCCTTTAGTTAGTGTTAATTCAACTTTAGCAACTTCCCACATCTGTATGCCTCTGTTATTCCAGTCAGCAAACATAATGTTTAGAGAACGTCTGGCAGTTACTGCATCATAAGACGTACGAGCTTCCAAACCTGCAAGTTCGTACGCCTCTTCGATTGCGTTAGCTACATTAACTGAAAAAGTTCTTGTACCTGACGTAGCCATATTAGTTATAGTATGCTACAAAAAAGTCACAATTAGCCAATACAACATATGCACCAGTTCCAAACTTCACACCGTCATTCGGTATGTAATGGTCGAAACTCTCATTAGCTGCTGAACCAAATTTAAAATGTATTAACAGTTTAGTGCCTGAAGCACCAGTGCCGTCATAGATTTTAATTTCACCATCAGCTGCACTAGATTGTGCTTGTATCGATTGGATTCTAATAGGTCCTAGATTAGTTGCAGTGCCTGCACCACTACCAATAAAACCTTGAAGTTGTCCAGTTGCAGTCAAAGCCTTAGACGCTTTTACATCTGATGAACTCATCGTGACCTCCTATTATGCGTCAGCAAATGGTGTAACTATAGTGCCTGAGCCTAAAATTATGCCTTCTACTGCGTATTTTGCTGATGCTATAGCGGTTACTTTAACGATACTACCCGCAAGACCACCTTTAGTAGAACCATTCATAGTGATGACATCATTAGATGCACCAGAAATAAATGTTTTACCTGTAGAGTCATCTTTACCAGTATAAAGTCCACCGACAAACTTATCAGTGCCGTCTGTTAAAATATCCATATCTGTAGCTGCAGTTTCTACTACAAAGAAGAAAGAAGCACCTAAATTATTTAATTGATTTGGGTCGCTATTATCTCCAGGGTCAGTAGCAACAATACTTGGTAAAGTAAATTTACCATCAGCGTCATTACATGTTAATATTTTACCTGCGTGTGACTCAACTGATAAAGTAGTATCTGCTGTTAAACTAACAACTACTGCATTACCTGCTGAAATAAATCCCGCCAAAGATTTTACGGGACCTGAGAATGTACTCTTTGCCATATTAAGTCTCCTTAATAAATCTACCGTCTTGGCTTGTCTGCTAGGTCAGTCGATAGATTGTTAATATTACCTAGAATGTCTTCATTCTATATTATCTAAAACAAAAAAGAAAGGGGACCGAAGTCCCCTTAAAAAACAAGTTAGCTTGTTTACGCTCCAGGAGAGCCAAAAATACCTCTCCAATCACTAAAACCAAAACTATAACGTTCTCTAGCTTTATATCTAACATTACCTGTTTCGAAATCACCTTCCATGCTTGTTTGCACTGGTGTTCTAACAAAATGTTTTAAGCCATTAGGTACATCTGTTTTGATAAAGAATGCGTCTGTATCAGTCAGATAGTTGTTAACAACGTAACCTTGTGGGACCATACCCATATTTCTGATTGCGTTGATATCATTATCTGATGTCTGCACACGTCCAGGAGACTCCATAAGTCTATCAGCTACAAATTGTAATGCTGGTGGAATTATGAGCTTAGTTGCTTGTGCGTTGATTTTTAAACCTCTTTCATCTTTGAAGTCAGCGATATCAATCAATGACTGCTCTAATGAAGTTTCGTTTAAGTCCGATGCTGTTGACAATTCATTTCTTAAATCAATGTTGCCTACAGTAGGGTGGTCTGTCGCACACAACTCTTTTCCATCTCCTCCAACAAAGGATGAATTAAAAGCATTATTTAAAACATTAGCTGCTTTAACCTGCTTTGTTGTATTCATCGACCTTGCTAAAGCTCTTGTATATCTTGAAGAAAGTGTATCGTAGAGATTATCTTCGATAGCTTCTTCAGTCAATGCGAAAGCTAAGGCTATGGTTTCGTGTGTATATCTTGATGTAAACGATTCCTGTGCAGTATCATAAACAACAGCTGCTCCTTCACCTTTATCC